AGTTATTCTTTGATGAAAATCATGATAAGCTAACTGTCGAGCAGTTTATGATTGCAATGCCTGGCAAAACAAGGGATACAATTCAGGGGTTATTCAAAAATCTAAAACTTGCGAATTCTAAAGATAGCCAAATTTCACTATGGGTGTCAAAATTACTGCCAATAGCCTTAAACTTTATCAACTGTAAAACAGATGTTAAAGACATACAGCTCTTTCTTGGTCCAATAAATGAAGACCAAGAGCAGTCATTTTTTGAAAACTCAGAAAGATTGACTTTGGCTCATTTTGTATCAGAAGCTGGCATCTTTCCCTCTGTTACACAGGCTCGGAAAAATGGTTGGGATAAGCCTATCCCAAAAGGGTTTAGTCAGTTTATTATTGGTAAGAAAAGATCAATGATAACTGTATTAAATGTTGAAGATTAAATTGAAGGCGCTAACAGCAACTTTTCCTATCGGAAAATTAGCTCAATTGGTTGAGCATATGCTCATAAGCATAAGGTTATTGGTTCAACTCCAATATTTTTCACCACACAGGTAAAAGCGTCTTGTTATTTTGTTTGACAAAATAAAAATTGAGTGTTATAATTAATGTATAAGGAGGACGAGTTCATGAATGAACAATTACATAAACAGAGTGACGAAGTTCATAAACAAATAAAAACATGGACTCGTAGCTCAGCCTGGTAGAGCAGTTGGCTTTTAACCAAACTGTCGGGGGTTCGAATCCCTCCGAGTTCAAGTATGATTCATTTAAATGATTATGGAATTAAACTGAATGACATTATATCAATTAAAAGAATCGAAGATAATTTAGAGATAGAATTAAAAAACGGTAATTCAATTCAAATAAGAGCTACTGAAAAAGAAATTGATGAAATTTGTAGAAGATTTCTAAAACATGAATATGGACCCATAGCTCAGTCTGGTAGAGCGGGAGTCTCTTAAACTTTAGGTCGGGGGTTCAAATCCCTCTGGGTTCAATATGGACGGTTAGCTCAGCTGGTAGAGCATCGCACTTTTAATGCGATGGTCGGCGGTTCGAACCCGCCACCGTTCAAGGGGAGATAAAAATGAATAGAACTGATTTTGATAGGGATTTTAGAAGAACAAAAAGAACTGTGAATGTTATGTTTATAGTTGTTGCTGTTTTTATGACTGCAATTACAGTTGGCTCAATTTTTATTGGCGTGAGATTCGCAGGAGAAATCAGAGAAAATGGTCTCAAAGGTGTCATTGAACAAATTTGGGAAGGTGATTCTAATGAATGATGCTATTAAAGATAAGGAATTAATTATTAAGAAGTTTTCATTTCCAGAAATGAAGAAACTTAGAAAAAATAGTAGCTATAGAACTAAGTCTGATAATGCAGAAAATTATGCTAATTGGACCATAAGTGTTTTAAAGGAAGAAGCTGGAAAAGAGTTGTCAAGTAATGAGCAATTCAATGCTTGTTCTATATATATGAACAAAAAGAATATTGAATTGTTGCATGATTATTTGGAGCCAATGACTTGGTTAAATTATTCACCAGCAGAATGTAATGAATTAAAAGATGATGAATTAGGAATTGATTTATCTTCTATAATTAAAGAAAGGATATAAGGAACCTTAGCTCAGTCGGTAGAGCAGTAGACTGAAAATCTATGTGTCTCCAGTTCAATTCTGGAAGGTTCCATAAGGAGAAAAAATGAATCTTGATCCTATTTGGGGTTATGTTTTAGCAGGAATTGGAGTAATTGCTTGGTTTTTTGGTGTGGTATATGGAATATCAGTAAATATTTCTTGACAAAAATAAAGGAAAATAGTATAATTAGCATAAGACACTAACAGCTACTTAAAAAAATATAATTATAGATATTATTTTTAATGTGTCTTGTTTAACGGGCAGTAGGTTAATGGGATTCCGCCTGGTTTGGGACCAGGAGAGAGCAGGTTCGATTCCTGCCTGCCCGATATCTTGGGACGGAAACAGCCAATCGTGTTTGATGGAGTATCGCTTTTTACTGGGGCAATTATCTATCATATTCTTTTACTGAGTCCTGCTTGAGACAGTGTGTTACAAGTCGTTCGTGTTTCCGTCCCTTTTTATTTTTTGATTATGAAAACTTGTAAAGAGTGTGGAGCCAATTTGGCTCATAATAATATTTCTGGATTATGTAAAAATTGCAATCCAATTAGAACATCTTCTTATGTAAAAGATTCAAGAAGAAGAAGGAAACAACTTCTTATTGAACATAAAGGAGGTTCTTGCGAAATTTGTGGTTATGATAAATCAATAAGAGCTTTATCATTTCACCACAAAGACCCAACTCAAAAAGACTATGGGTTGGCAGCAAGTGGTGTTTGTCATTCTCTTGAAAGAGATTTGGCAGAAGTAGAAAAGTGTATTTTAGTATGTGCAAATTGTCACTGTGAAATACACGATGGTTTGATAAACATTCCTCAATAGCTCAGCTGGTAGAGCGGGACGCTGTTAACGTTCATGTCGGTGGTTCGAGTCCATCTTGAGGAGCTAAAGACGATTACAGCAACTCTATTGTTAGGTTCAACTCCTAAAGAAGCCGCCAAAATTGGCTTTTATCGATGGTGATAAAAAAATCGTCTTGTTTTTGTCTTTGTAGTATAATGGATTATTACACTTGTTTTGTAATCAAGAAATCTGAGTTCGATTCTCAGCGAAGGCTTAGGGGGAATTATGGAAACTTATTCAACATATGAAAAAGTTGGAATGACAGAACTGCTTGTAACATTGGTTCTTTTCATTCCTTTGATAGCCTTGAAGGGATTTATTATTTCAAGGTTGTTTAATTGGTTTCTTAGTCCATATTTTGGGATGGAAGTTAATTTTGTTTTTGGTGTTGGACTTGCTCTTTTGTCTTCGCTTATTAGCGGATTTAAGAGTGAAAAAGCTAAGACTAAGGTAGAATTTTGGAGTAATTATATATCTGGAATTCTTTATATTCTTTTGTCTTGGTTGATGGGATATATTACATATTTGATTCTTGTGTAATATTTATTTTTGCCGCTTTAACTCAGTTGGTAGAGTAGCTGTCTTGTAAACAGCCTGTCATCCGTTCGAATCGGATAAGCGGCTCTACAGTGAAATGATTATAGGTAAGAGGTTTTGGAGCTTCCTCCTCGGACCATGACAGTCGGACTATGATGGAAAGATGTTGAGTTACTGGTCAAGCAAGGCGTGTAGTTCTGATAAGCGAAGGGACGAAAACGAGGATTTCATTTCACTTTTTATGGGGAATTAGCTCAGTTGGTAGAGCACTTGCTTTGCAAGCAAGATGTCAGGAGTTCGAATCTCCTATTCTCCAAAGACAAAATGTATTAAGACCTGTTACATTTTGCATCTGCTGGGGAGAGTGCCCAGAAGACCGACAGGCGGACAATAGGTGAAAGTCCTATCTTATGGGGGCGCATGTTTCCAAGGCTGGCGAACTTCCCTTGCAAGGAAGTTGTGAAGAGTTCGATTCTCTTCGCTTCCAATAAGACACTCACAGCGATTAAAACTTATATTTGACTGTAAATCGAAAGGTCTGGGTTCGAGTCCCAGCGGCTCCGATTCGTGGGGCTGTGGTGTAATCGGTAGCATAAAAAAGTAATGTGTCTTGTATTTTATTTGACAAAATAAAATAGAAATGTTATAATTATTATAACGAAGGGGGAAGGGATGATTTATGATACACCTTCATATAAAACTTGTGAGCAATATTTGTATGACTATATGAAAGAAAATGGTAGAAATGGAAGTTTTACAACTTCTCTCATAAATTGTATTTTTAAGGCTGACCTTAATAATCAAACAAACCTTGCAAAAAGCTTTCCCGACATGGTTGATGTTGTTCAAAGATATCAAACAGAGGATGGCTATTGGAAATCTGTTTGCGAGAGATATTCTTAGTTTCAGTGGAAGGGGACGAGAGAGAATCCCTGCGTTATAAAGCGTGGATGGGAGCTTTATGACATTTCTTTGGTGCTATGGTATAATGGTTTATTATTCCAGACTGTCGATCTGGCGATCGGGGTTCGATTCCCCGTAGCACCGCTTCTCTAAGACACGAACAGCAATTAAATAATAACAAAACTTGAAATTTTAGTTAATTATTAGTGTCTTGCCCCCTCTTTTATAAAAAAGTGTCTTAAAGAATAAGATAATTATAAAGAGGTAAAGATGATAAAAAAAATCTTTTTTAAGTGGATTGATACTTTAGCTAAAAAAGATGATAAAAGATTATTTTTCAAATTAGCTTTTGTGTTTAGCGTAATTTCTCTATTACTAATAATTCCAATAAGAATATTTCTTGGATGTAATATGATAGAATTGATAACACTTCTTTTTTATAGTGTTTTTGGTTTGATATTTTATTTTATTGGCTTAGGTCATGTAAGAAAATTTGAGAGTGAATCAAATCTTCAAGAAGAACAAATAAAGAAGTTATATGAAATGACTATTACAGATTTTCTAACACAAATCTATAATAGAAACTATTTATTCGAGAAACTTAGTGAATTATCTCGTGGTATGATTAGTAGAGGTTTTCCAGTTTCATTAATTTTATTTGATATTGATAATTTCAAAAGGGTAAATGATACACATGGACACTTAGTAGGAGATGCAACACTTAGAAAAATAGCAAAAGTAGTAGATAAAAACATTAGAGCATCTGATATATTTGGTAGATATGGTGGTGAAGAATTTTTAATAATTGCTCCAAACACAAATACAGATGAGGCTAAGATTGTTGCAGATAATGTTAGAAAAAAAGTAGAAGAGACTTCAGATGGAATTACAATTTCGCTTGGAGTTACTCAAATAATTTCACAGTTTGATATTGATCATGCTTTGAAAAGAGCTGATGATGCAATGTATGAATCAAAAGCTAATGGTAGAAATCAAATTACGGTTGGGTAGTTCAGTAGGTAGAACGCTTGGCTCATATCCAAGTCGTCGTGGGTTCAAATCCCTCCCCAATCAAAAAGGCACTAACAGCTGATAAATTATTATATCCAATACGGGTAATGAGGGTTTCGAAGTCCCTCCCGCAGAGTCGTAAAAGGAATTGCGGTCGTCTAAGGCTAGGACTCCTGTTCTAATAATAAATGTGTCTTGTTTTTGCGGTGGTAACTCAATTGGTAGAGTGCTAGCCTTCCAAGCTGGATGTTGAGGGTTCGAGTCCCTTTCGCCGCTCTAAGGAGTTTTGTTATGGGAAAGATTAGTAAGAATGCTCGAAGAAACAAACAGGAAGACCTCATTTCAAAGTGGGGTGGAAAGATTATTATGAGAACTGTTTTTGAGAATGGAAAAATGAAGCATTTTGCCCAGTGTGAGAAAACAGGAAATACAGCAAGACGACCAAAGGATATGATGATTAAGTAAAGTGTGTCTGTAGTATAACGGCTATTACCCGACGTTGCCAACGTTGAGATACGAGTTCAATTCTCGTCAGACACTCTTATTCATGGTGTAGGTGGCCGAGTGGTCTAAGGCACTTGTCTGTGGAACAAGTTTTCGCGGGTTCGAATCCCGTCCTTCACCCTATAGACACATACAGCACAAGTATTTACTCACTTACGTTCCTATCACGAGACGGATAGGATGTGTCTTGTATCCCCCTTTTTTTAGAGGAATACTTATATGCCGGCGTGGCTCGATTGGATAAGGCAGTAGTCTTCGAAACTATTTTATGGGAGTTCAAATCTCTCCGCCGGTAAAGATAATGCCAACTCATTTTTAGGAGCATGAGCATTATGTTGTCATGGAAAGAAACCTTTTCAGTTGGTGATGAATTAATAGATATACAACATAAAGATTTAATCAACAGTGTAAATATAATTGATGAATTGAAATATGATAAGAAAAGTCAAGCTATTGAATTTCTTAAGTCATTAAGAGAAATGATGGTTGAACATTTTAAGCATGAATTAGAATATATGCAAGAAATGAATTTTCCTAAAACTAAATCTCATAATGAGAGACACAATCAAATTCTACAAGGATTTAGTGAAAATTTCAATCTTTTAATGGAATCAAAAACAAAATCAGAATTCATTAATTGTATTTATAAGTTTTCCATATTTATGCGTGATGATATCATTTCTCATACAATAGGTGAAGATCAAGAATATCATCTTTGGCAAATTAATTCAAATTCAACAAAATTATGTAAGTCTGTAAGTCATAGATAAAACAATTACGCCTCGTAATAAATTACAAAAAGGAGGCACAAAAATAAACAAATCAAAAACTAGCCTCCTTTTTGAAGGAGTATAAGTTGGACTTAAAAAAAGGGTTAAATGATTGGTTGGTGGCAATACAATATTTGTTTGTTGCCGCAGGAGCTACAATATTAGTTCCTATTCTAACAGGGATACCTGTTTCCATTTGTTTATTTGCTGCTGGTGTTGGAACACTTCTGTTCCATCTAATTACTAAAGGAAAAGTTCCAGTTCTATTATCATCTTCATTTGCATTTATCGCTCCCATAGCTGTTGTATCTGAACAGTATGGGATTCAGTATGCTTTTGGTGGTATGGTAGTAGCTGGTCTTGTCTATTTAGTTTTTGCTGCATTGATTTATTTTGTTGGACTTGATTTTGTAAAAAAGATATTTCCGACAACTGTTACAGCAACTATGGTTATACTAATAGGTATAATCTTAGCACCTGTTGCAATTCAAAATGCATCACAAAATTGGATATTGGCTTTTATAACACTTGCTGTTGGAACACTTATTAAGGTATTTTGGAAGAAGAGTTTTATAAACTCTTTCACTATAATCATAGCAATAGCAATTGGTTATGTAATTTCATTGTTCTTTGGATTAGTTGATTTCACAAATGTTCAAGAAGCATCTGTTGTTGGACTTCCTGCGTTTTCACTTCCTAAGTTTAGTTTATCTACAATCTTGATTATTGCACCAATTGCAATTGTTACTTTCTTAGAGCATTTTGCTGATGTATCTGCAGTTTCAAAAGTTGTAGAGAAAGACTTCCTCACAGACCCAGGTGTTCATAGAACGTTGATTGGTGATGGACTTGCAACTTCTGTTGCTGGTATGATTGGTGGTTGTCCTAATACCACTTATAGTGAAAATATTGGTGCTCTTGAAATCACAGGAGTTAAGAAACCAAGAGTATTGCAATTCACAGCAGTTCTATTAATACTTCTGTCATTCTTTCCAAAACTTACAATGATTATTCATTCAATTCCAGCGCCAGTAATTGGTGGAATCAGTATTTTGCTGTTTGGACTTATTTCTTCTAATGGTATTAAGAACCTTGTTCAAGAAGGAGTAGATTTAAAGGACTTTAGTAATTCTTTCATTATAGCAACAATGCTTGTGATCGGAACTGGTGGGACAATTCTTAATATTGGTGGTATCGAATTTTCATCACTTGCAGCGGCAGCTCTTGTTGGTGTTATATTGAATCTGATATTTAATTGGAAGAATATTATTGACAGAAAAAAAGTTACATAGTATAATATATTCAAGAGGTTGGAAACAGCCTCTTGAAAAATCGGGGCTGTAAAGGATTCGATTTCAAAGTAAGATTGACACTTGGCGATTTTTAGTTTTAAGTAACTGACGAATTTGACTACGCTCTAGCAGCGTAACCTTAAAGCCCACACACTTTATTCCTTCTACGTGTGGGTGATCTTAGAAGGATAGTCTTTTTAGGTGGGTATAGACGATAAAGAATACAGTAACAACCTTTTTTTACTCAAAGGGTTTTTGAGGAATTAAAAACTTTTGACATCAAAGTGTTGGCTTTTTGAAAGACGCGGGTTCGACTCCCGCCAGCTCCATATGGGGGAAACTATGGATACTATAGACAAACTCTATGAAATGATAGACAAGGAAGAGTTCTCAGTATCAGAAGAACATGAAATTCAAAATGATGGAATTGGTTCTTATGAGTTCTGGGGATATAAAGGTTTTGATGCTGGTT